CGTGAAAAAGCTCCAAAACCTCGATTTGCATTTTCTTCCCAAAGGCAGAAAATGTAAATCGAGTCCTGCCTCCGCAACCAAAACAGATACCGCTGTTGATACAATCGTGTCGACAGCGGTATCGTTATTTTACTGAGAAAAACATAGACAGAATAAGCACTCATAAAAACAAGCGTTGCATTTTGGGCGTATTCCACCCATCCTGCAACGCTTTTTTCATTGTTTTTATAGCCCCTACCCGGGGCTTAACCCAACATTTATACCGCCCTATCGTTAAACAACCGCTATTCGTTAAACGACTGAAACAAATAAACACCAAAAACAATAATAAACATAAAACAAAATTAAATAGCACAATTAACAACACACCGTTAGCTGTTGACAATTCATAAAACCAACGATATAATAATAGCATCTGGAGGTGATACGATGGTGACAGACGATCAATATAAATATCTTCAAAATAAAGTATCCGTATTAGAAAAGAAAGTCGATATGCTTTCAATGCAATTAAGCAGATTGTTGCTAAAAAGTGATGTCGCAGCAAGCAAACCATCCGCTTCTATCACCCCTAATAAACGCGATATTACGAAATACCGTTTTAATGGAGAAGTATATTGCAAACGAAGAATTGTTTATGAGTGTGTAACTCAATACATCAAGGATAACAATATTAATGCTTACGAAGATCTTATAAAAGTTTTTCCTGACTATATTCAAGGCTCATTAGGTGTAGTAAAGTCTGTTGAAATCGCTGAGAAGTATTCAGGTGCTCATAAAAGATTTTATTTTTCTGATGAGGACATTTTATATTTTTCAGGAATTCCCCACGTAGTTTGTTCTCAATGGGAAAAGAAAAATATAAATAGATTTTTGAAAGCAGCTGAAGACTTAGGGTACGTCATCGAAACAATTAGTTATTAAGAATTAATAAGGGGATATTGCCATGAAAAACAATCCTATAAGGATCAACTCCAGAGTTAATCACAAGGCTTTTGGGGATGGAACTGTAATACAAACAAACGAAAGATTTACTGTAATCTTATTTGATGACGGTGAGACTAAACGCTTTATTAATGATACGCTTTTATCTATGGAATTTTTTGTTACAAAAGACAGTGGTTGTGATAATGCCAAAATCAAGCGCATTATCGTAAACAATCTTTTTGATCGATTGAATTATGACATTAATATTGACATAGGTAACAATGTTTCTATATTATCTGCTCCCAACGGTTGTGGTAAGACTACAATTTTTAAGTTTCTGGACTTCATTTTTAATCCAAGATTTAAAACATTTTCGGAGATAAAAGGAATACCTTTTGTGAAGTTTTCCTGTGATTTGGATAATGGACACACGCTAATGCTAGCAAGAGAAAAACTTGAAGCACCAAAAAAAGCTCCATTAAGAGCCCAGGATACGTCAAATTATAATGTGGCTGTATCTTTATTAGGAACAGAGTACGATTTTGTTTTCTATATTACAGACGATACAAACAAACCTCACAGAATCAGTTTTACACAAACGGTTATTGATGATAGAAGAAGCGGAATATCGCATACTTATTACGAGGATGATGACGATTACGAAGAGCCTCAGTATGTAACAGGGATGGGTCTGGCTAGATACAGAAGATTCTTCGCGTTAATCGATTCTGCTGTGAGAAAATACAGTTGCAAAATAAATCTTGATTTTATAATAGCTAACAGATTACAAAAAATATATGTACCTCAAGGTAACAGAAACAGTAATGCGCACAGCAATCGCGAACCGGAAAGAGTGGATTATTTAAAGCTTGCCAGTGATGAAATGGTTGCTAATATTACTAACTGGCGAAATAAATATACTGCGCTCTCCGAAACTGCCAAAAGCAAACTGCCTTTAATGTATATTGCCTCTACAGATCCTACCGATGTTTCGTTCCAGGATTTTGAAAGCAGATGGAATAAGTATCATCAAGAGTTGCAAAAGTTTTATGAGTTAGGAATTCTCGAAGAAAGAGAAGCGATAATTGATTCCAATCAACTCAAAAATGCATTTAATCAAAAGAGAGCCTTCTTAGTAACTTATCTTGACGCATTTGAAGGAACTCTTGCCCCACTACAAGACAACTATGGAAAGTTAAAGCTTTTTGCAGATATTTTTCATAAACGTAATGAAATAACCCAAAAGAGAATCAAGTTCACTCCAAACGGAATCGAAATATATACCGGAGAGAAAAAAATTGATATTGATTGTTTATCTTCTGGAGAAAAGAATGATTTTGTAATGTTTTATCGGTTGATATTTAATACCGAAAAGTATGGAGTCGTTCTTATTGATGAACCTGAGATTTCGCTTCATATTGAATGGCAAGAAGAGTACCTCGATAGACTTATCGAAATTTGTAAAATGAATAATTTGCAAGCAATAGTAGCAACACACTCGCCTAATATTGTGAATGGACACTTTGACTTGTTTGTTGACAAGAGGTGAGAGCGATGGCAGCATACAATGCCGAGGAAATTAAAAGACTTGCTAATCTTCTTGCCGCAAATGTAAGATTTAAATTGGAGTATTCTGCCGTTGCTAATAAAACTAGAAAAGTTTTATTAGTTGAAGGCGGAACCGACGTCAAATTCATTAGCAATATCAAAACCAGCGTAGTAGATTGCCTTAATGCCGACCATGTTTTCAATAGTAATGCATCATTTAGGACGTCTCCTACGATACGGGTTAATTCTAAAAATGCAATCGCACAACTTATATTTGGCATTTCAAAATTTCCGTCCCCGTTTATCGCTTATCCTGGTGATTTAGACAAATGGGATTTATACGGTTTGGTGGATTTGGATTGTGATGAATTAGGTGCGGGAGTATCCCTTCCGCGCCTATTCATAACAGATACTCATGATTTGGAAACATTGATAATGTCTACCGATGAAAGTGTTTTTGATAATATCGACGTTTGTGCAATTTCAAAAGAAGACGTATTGAAATCTTGTTTTGTCGCATACCAGTTGGCAAAGACACGCGAATTGCTAGATGGTTACTTTGATGAAAAAACGTTTGATTTGCGTACTATTTCATGTGGTTCACGGGAAGTTGATTTTTCATCATTCGTTAATGATTGCAAAATCAACATTGCGGACATAGCAAATTACATAGTAAAAAACAGCGAAAATGTTTTATCGACACCCAAAATCAATCAGTTAATAGGACGAATTATAAAAGAAAAAGGGATCAAAAAAAGATTTACTCCAGAAGGATTGTGGAAACAAGATCTATCTACGTTCGATATCGATTCTTTAAACGATTTTTGGACAAGCGTTAACGGTCACGATGTTCTTCAATTAATTAGACATTACAACGTAGATGCAGGACATGCTTTCCATAATGGTGATTCCACAAAACTTAATAGGAGTTTTGAATTGGCAATTATTGAAAAATATAATTATTCAAAAATAACTGCAACAGAATTGTATAAAAAAATGAGCGCAGAAGGATTAGTAAACGCATAATACTTAGAAAGGGTCTAAATGGGGATCAACCATTTAGACCCTTTGCTTTAATGGCAAATTATATTTTCACCTCAACATCAATGCCGTTCATAAAATGAAACTCCAAGCATTCATCTGCATACACGGTTACGTGGTCAACAGTGGAGTGCCAAAGGACGGGGTCGAACTGAAGCTGAAGGGTATCAAGCTCGGTGATGGCGAAAAGAAATCTGCTCATAACATCTGCCTGGAGGAGCCTGCGTTCACGCTTTTTCTGCAAACTATCGTAACGGCTTTGTGCCTTTTCGTGCCGTTCTACTAGGACGTTATAACGGTTGATATACTCGTCCTGGTCGATGGCCTGCACGGCATTTTCATTTACGCACTTTTGGATAAGTCCGGCAACCACATCCATCTCCTGTAAGAGTTCTTCACATTCGGTATCGATCGCTACGGTATCCATCAGCTCGTGACGGATAAGCCTGCCGTCCTCAAGGAGTGCCTCTCGGTTGACCATCAGCTTGCTTAACGCTACCACGAAAAGCTCCTTAATATCATCTTCGTATAAATGCGGTGTTGTGCATTTCTTGTCACCCTTGAACTTGGCATTGCATTGCCATATGGTTCGGCGGTATTTACTGTTTGAGTGCCACACCTTTGAGCCGAAGATCTCACCGCAATCTCCGCAGATGAGTTTCCCGGCAAATGGACCGTTGCATAGGGTACGCCTGCTGTTATCCTTTCTGCGATGAAGCTCCAACTGCACCCGTTCCCACTCCTCGGGAGCGATGATTGCCGGATGGCTGTGTTCCACATAATACTGTGGAACTTCGCCCTCATTGACCTTCATCCTTTTCTGCAAAAAGTCAACGGTGTACCTCTTTTGGAGTAGCGCCGAGCCTTTGTATTTCTCGTTTCGCAGGATGCTTTCAACGGTCTGCCTTAGCCAGTCGGTCTTCCCCGCAGGGGTGGGAACTCCGTTTTCGGTAAGATGCCTTGCAATGGCGTTGGTAGACATTCCTTCCATAAACATTCGGTAAATAGCGCGCACGGTTTCTGCCTCTTCGGGTACGATCTCGGGTAGACCGTCTGCGCCTTTTTTGTATCCCAAGAACTGCTTATAAGGCATACTGACCTTACCATCTGCGAACCGCTTACGCTGCCCCCAGGTCACGTTCTCGGAAATGGAGCGTGACTCCTCCTGGGCAAGGGATGACATTATGGTAATAAGCAACTCGCCCTTAGAGTCCATTGTCCATATATTTTCCTTTTCAAAATAGACCTCAACGCCCTTGTCCTTTAGTTTGCGGACGGTCGTAAGGCTGTCCACAGTGTTACGAGCGAAACGGCTGACACTTTTGGTAACGATCAGGTCGATTTTACCACTCAAGGCATCGGCTATCATGCGATTAAAGACGTCACGCTTTTTTGTGTTAAGTGCGGAGATACCTTCATCGGTATAGACCTCGACAAATTCCCATTCGGGGCGGCTTTTGATGTAGTTTGTATAGTAATCCACCTGCGCCTCGTAACTTGTGAACTGCTCATCGCTGTCGGTGGATACACGGGCATAACCGGCGACCTTGCGTTTGGTTTTTGAGGTGATAGGGACACTGGTATGCAGGTTTCGGGTAGCGGGTATTACGGTCACATTTTTAGCTGTTGTCATTTTGCTTACTCCTTTCTTTGGTTCTCGTGGCGGCAGCCGCTCGCATCTCGAGTGTCCAGCTTTCGCTACGGGAGCGGTCTTTCCATCGTTTAACGATTGTTTCTCCGTTTGAAAGGGTGAATATCAAGGCGTTGTCCTTATCGGCTGTAATTGCCGTTATTTTACTGAAATCACTAACCTCGGCTACAACCGACATCAAGGTCGATTCGGGAACTGCTTTGGACGGACAAACATCCTTGCCGTAGGTATTGTAGGTGGCACAAATCCAAATGGGGCCCGTTTTCGTTACCTTTCTGCGGTAATGCTTTCCGCACCCGGCGCAGGTGATAAGTCCCGTAAAAGGGTATTCTGTTTTCGTTTGTGGCTTTGCAAAGCGCTCTGCTCGCTTTTCCATTTCCATTTGTACCAAGTTGTAGGTGCCTATATCAATGATCGGCTCGTGGGTGTTCTCTGCGTGGTATTGTGGTAGTTCCCCGTGGTTTACTAAAGTACGCTTGGTAAGGTGGTTTTCACGGAATTTTGTCTGCAACAGAAGATTGCCCGTATAGGCATAGTTGCGCAGGATTCTGCTCACGGCACTTTGATGCCAGGTGCAGCCCTGCTGTGTGAGTATTCCTTCTTCATTGAGCCGTTTCATAATGGCGGCAACGCCCTTGCCGTCAAGGTAGTCACGAAAGATGGAGCGAACCACCTCTGCCTCCTCGGGAACGATGACGTATTTCTCGCCGTCGTACCGGTATCCCATCATAAACCCTCTCCAGGGTTTTCCGTTTTGGAACTGTTGCCGTACCCTCCACTTTTGGTTCTCGCTGGCGGAGAGGCTTTCCTCCTGGGCGTAGCTTGCGAGGATGGTCAGCATCAACTCACCGTCCGAGGTTGCCGAGTGTATGTTCTGCTCTTCAAAGTAGACATCCACACCCAGGCTCTTTAGTTTTCGTACAGTTTCGAGTAATGTCAGCGTATTCCTTGCAAATCGTGAAACGGACTTGGTTAAAATCATATCCACCTTTCCGTTTCGGCAATCTGCAAGGAGCCTTTGAAAGTTTTCTCGGTTGTCCTTTGTGCCGGTCAGAGCTTCATCAGCATACACCCCGACATACTCCCAACCGCTGTGGCTCTGTATCAATTTGCTGTAGTAATTTACCTGCGCCGAAAGGGAGTGTAGCATCTCATCCTTGCCGGAGGATACCCTGGCATACGCCGCTACCCGTTTCGGTCTGGCTACATCCGTTTTTGTAAAACGGGTTTGTGTAACGATCCTTTCCAATACATATACCTCCTTTGTATCATTTAAGGTCACTACATATTCGCTCTAAACGGCGGATATATCAAGCGATTTCTGCAAATATACTATCCGAAGATAAGCCGTATTTGCGGGCAAGCATTGTCAATATCTTACAATACTCCTTTTCGTTAAAGACGCCGTCCTCCACAAGCGTTTTTATCAAAGCGAGGGAGGTGCGGTACAGCATCAAGTTTTCGGGCGCATACTTATCCTGCTTGTCTTGATGCAACGTAGCAGGCTCGGCAGCAGTATTTTCGATTCTTGTTACCATAGCTCTTAAACTCCTTTCCGCAGTATTTACAAGTGAGGTTGTAATATGCTTTGCGGTTCACCGTGTCCTGGTGGGTGTTCCACCAAGCCATTCGGCAAGCATCCGAACAGAACTTTTTCTCCCTGCGTTTTTCTGTTTGAAGTACGGGCTTACCGCAGTTCTTGCAGAGTTTGGTGTTCGGTATCTCAGGGTATCTGTGAATGTGAGCACGGACGGTCCCGGCAGACAAACCTAAAGTGGCGGCAATCACGGAAGGGCTATGCCCCTCAAGCCGCATATTATTAATGGCGATTTTGTTTTGTAGTGTCATGGCATATCTCCTTCCTATGACTACAAGAGTAAGGGAGAGCGACCCGAAAGCCGCCCTCCCACACAACCTTATTCCTTATCACTCTTGACCTTAAGCATCTTTATTGCTTCGGGAAGAACGAGTTTTGCATCAACGCGCTCGGTGGTGATAAATGCAACCTGCCCGTGATCAGCGTAACGCTCTACCAGGCGTTTAATGACTCTCTTGCCTCGGTCACCGATCCAGTAGTAACTGAAGTCACCGAACATTACCGGAATACTACCGGGGGTGACGTCATCCATATGGTTACAAATATAGACGGGATAGCCGAACAGTTTCATAGGCATTTCCTCTTCAAGTCCGTTACTCCAAATAGGATTGCCACGATAATGGCGCAGCTGTCCAAGTCTGCAATATGCATCGTTGGACATAACCCACACCGCATTTTTGCGATAAGGCTCTGCCAAAGAAAACTCCATATCGACCAAGTCATCTGCACTGATTCTTCCGATTTCATCCGTAACCTTACCAACAGATGCCTGGTGAATAATACCAAGAGGCTTTCCGTTTCCGTCTCCTCGGATAAAGGCAGATTCCTCGGCATTGCCGATTCGGTGAGCAAAGGCTTCCTCGATATATTTTTTAAGGTCAACACCACAGTCCTCAAGCAGCTCATCAGAAACGAGAATAGAGCTGCCGAGCTTATACGCATCGATCTCGATTTCACCGAATTCTGCTTCACAAAACGTGTATGGCTCGTTTTCCGGCATCCAGCTTGCGTTTTCACCGCCCAAAGAAACGGGAATGGTCAGTTTCTGCGTTGTGGGAATGACGGTGGCGATTTGACGAAGGACGTTCTTTTGCTTTAATGCCTGCACAAGCCTATCGTCATAAGTATCGGGAACAAGGTAGCCGCCCGAGCCGTCACTACCTTCCTTTAGCGCATTTTGGGGCATACCGGTGTGCATGGTTTCCCAGAAAGCGGTATTGTATGCCTCGGCCTTTTTCTTGGCTTCGGCAGTATTATTTGTCTGCTTTTCAACAGTATTGCCGGACAATTCGTCCAGACGGGATTTAAGTTCTTCATAGGTTCTTGCTATTTTCATATGGTTAATTCCTCCATTATTTTTGATTAGTTGATATTGGGGTTAATACCCCGTTTGATTTTGCGATTTTTTGCGTGAGACCCCACGCCCGTTGCATAAATAAAAAGCTGTGGAGA